TGGTTATATGTATTCTTTAGTCTGCATTAAAACAGATGGTTTAACTGAAGCATTAAATGATATGAATAAGCTTAGTGATGCACAAAGAAAAGCACTTTCTAGAAGAGCACAAACTGCGCAAGATGAACTAAAAGAACAAATGAAAAATTACAACTAATTAAAGGTTATATTTTAAATGGCAAAAAAAAAGAAAGAAGAGTTAGATGATTTTACGTCTGACTTAATTAAGTCTCTTAATAAAGAAAGAGGCTCTAGAGTTGCTTATAATCTAAGTACAGATGAGTCTCCAACTCATGTTAAACGCTGGATTAGTACAGGCTCTAAGCAGTTAGACTATATTATCTCAAATCAAAAAGATGGTGGTCTACCTGAAGGTAGAATTGTAGAAATATTTGGGCCGCCTTCAATTGGTAAATCTCATATTGCAACTCAAATTGCAAAGTCTACCCAGAAGATGGGAGGAATAGTAGTATATATTGACACAGAAAACGCAACATCAGTAGAAAATCTTAGATTATTAGGCGTTGATATTACTAGGAGATTTGTGTATGTTGATACACATTGCACAGAAGAAGTACTTTCTATTGCAGAGTCTACTATTATTAAAGCTAAAGCTATGGATAAAGATGTACCAGTTACTATTATATGGGACTCTGTTGCTGCTACTAGTCCTAAAGCAGAGCTTGTAGGTGACTATGATAAGGAAAGCATTGGTCTTCAAGCTAGAGCTATTTCTAAAGGCATGAGAAAGATTACAGGCGTTATTGCTAATGAAAAAGTCTTAATGGTTTGTTTAAATCAGATTCGAACAAAAGTAGGAGTAATGTATGGTGATCCAACAACTACTCCTGGTGGAATGGCAATACCTTTTCACAGTTCAGTTCGTATCAAGCTCGGAGCTGGCTCTCAAATCTTAAATAAAGAAAAAGAGCCCATCGGAATAAATGTATCAGCAAAAACAATTAAAAACAAGGTGTCTGCTCCTTTTCGAAAATGTGATTTTGAAATTCACTTTGGTAAAGGAATTAAAGAACATGAACAAATGTTTGATCTGTTAAGGAAAAACGGCCCTGAAGAAGTTGGTAACTACCATATTGAAGTTTCTGGTACGGGTGCATGGAAAACTTTATCTGTTTCAACGTTAGATAATGGAGAACTACTAGTAGATAACAAGTTTTATAAAGCAGATTTTGATAAAGTTATTAATCACCCAGTACATGGTCGGTATATTGATATGATTTTAGAAAAAGTTATGATTAGAAAAAATGAGACAGATGATCCTGACATTGATCCTGAAAGCTACTCAGACATAGAAGAAGTCGCTCGACATGTAATGGATGTGCATGAAGATGCATTTAAAGCGTTAAGTTAGATGAATGAAAAACCAATTGTTTATATCGATGGCTTAAACGTTTTTATGCGGCATTTTGCTGCAAATCCTTCAAAAAGTTTAAACGGAAAGTTATGCGGCGGGATAGTTGGTTTTCTTGGAAACATTGATCACTTAGCTAGAAAGTTTAAGCCTCAAAAAATAGTTGTTGCCTGGGAAGCTGGTGGTTCTGCTAGAAGAAGAGCAATAGACAAAAATTATAAAGAAGGAAGACGTCCAGTTAGGCTTAATAGAAGTCAATATTATAAAGACATACCTGATACTGAAGAAAATAGAAACTATCAATTAAAAACATTAATTGAAATTTTATATAAAACTCCAGTCGTTCAAATTTATGTCAATGATTGTGAAGCTGATGATGTAATTTCTTATCTTGTTAAAACTAAAAAAGAGAAAATTGACAAGATAATTGTTACGTCTGACAAGGATTATTATCAACTTTTAGACGAAAATACTAAAATTTGGTCGCCTAATAAAAAACAATTAATTGATGGACAATATGTATTAGACAAATGGTCTATTTCACCACAAAACTTTTGCTTAGCTAGATGCTTTGCAGGAGATCCAAGTGACGGTATTCGAGGCGTTAAAGGAGCGGGCTTTAAGACAATGTCAAAGAGATTCCCTGTTTTATTCCAGAATAAAGATATTACTGTAGATGATATAATTAATGAGTCACAAAATAAAATTAACGCAGGTTGTAAAATAAAGCTCTATAATAATATAATATTAAGTGAGACAAATATAAGAAAAAACTGGAAGTTAATGTATTTGGACTCAATGATGTTAAGTGCTGATCAAATTAAAAGAATCAATTTTCAGCTAGACAACAAAGAGTCTGCAATAAACAAAATGGACCTTTACAGAATTATAAATAGAGAAGGATTAAACACTTTCGATATTCATTCATTTTTTATTTCAATTAAATCATCATTAAGGAACACTATTTAATGAGTCAAGATAGAAACTTTTCAAAATTTGGTAAGCCTTTTCAAGAAAAAGTTTTCCAAAGCATGTTAACTGATATTCACTGGTCAGCTCAAATGATCGAGGTTGTAAACCCAGATTACTTTGACTTAAAGTACCTTTCTTTTTTATGTGATAAATATTTTGCTTATTATGGAAAGTATAAGACTTTTCCTACTTTAGCAATTCTTATTACTATTATTAAGGAAGATCTTTCTAAGTCAAAAGATGCAGTGTTAAGAGATCAAATCATAGCTTATTTGCATAGGATGAAAACCAATCCAGATGTAGGAGACTTGCAATATGTAAAAGATAAATCATTAGAATTTTGCAAACGGCAAGCATTTAGAGATGCTTTAGAACAAAGTGTAGAGTTAATTCAAACAGAAAGATATGAATCTGTTATTAATATAATGAAAGAGGCAATTTCTGTTGGTATGCCTAATACTGCAGGCCATGATTTCTTTGATGATATTGAAGCAAGATTTGTACAAATTAATAGACAAGTTTGTCCTACAGGCCTTGATAGAATTGATGCTCCCGATATTCTCCGAGGAGGTCTAGGCAGAGGCGAGCTCGGTGTAATTGCAGCAAATACAGGCGTTGGTAAATCACACTTCTTAGTAGCAATGGGTTGTGCTGCTATGCTTGCTGGTAAAAATGTCATACATTATACATTTGAGCTTTCAGAACACGAAACAGGTAAAAGATACGACTCAAATCTTTGTCATATTCCTTCTAATGAAATTATTGAAAGAAAAAAAGAAGTATTAGGCAAATATAACGAAATGGACTTGGGTAAGCTTATTATAAAGGAATACCCAACTGGTGCAGCTTCTGTCATGACTTTACGTAATCATATTGAAAAGTTAACCTTAAAAGGTTTTAAACCTAGTCTTGTTACAGTTGATTATGCAGATGTTATGAAGTCATCAAAAGCTTATGACTCTTTAAGGCATGAGTTAAAGCTAATTTATACAGAATTAAGAAACCTTGCAGTTGAATTAAACATTCCTATTTGGACAGCATCTCAAGCTAATAAAGATTCTTCTAAATCTGACATTGTTGGTCTAGAAAACTTAGGCGAGTCTTACGGTAAAGCACAAGTTGCTGATGTAGTATTGTCTATTAGTAGAAAGCCAATGGAGAAGTCAACTGGAGGCGGCCGCATTTTTGTAGCAAAGAATCGAGCTGGCCGAGATGGTCTCTTATTTCCTATTAATATTGATACTGCACGTTCTAAATTTCAAATACTTGAAGACACAGAGCTTACTTTAAACGAGGCTGTGTCACAAGACAATCACACTATGAAAGAAAAATTAAGAGAAAAGTGGAAAGAGGTAAATCAAAAAGATGGTTAAGATTTCTGTTAATGATAGTTTAAAAGATGTTTTAAATGCAAATAATGTAGATGTAAAAAATTATATTCCTGCATACAATGGAGAAAGTGCAGGCTTAGATCTTTATAATACAGGCAAAAATATATATATAATGTCAGCAGGCAATCAATATATATCCAGATCTCCTGATCTTAAAATTCTTATTCCTACTGGAATAAGAGTAGCTATACCTAAAGGTTATGTCGGTCTTATTCAAGAAAGAGGCTCTATCACTAAAACACCTTTAAAGGTTAGAGCAGGTGTTATTGATAGTGGATATACAGGTGAAGTTTTTGTAAATTGTATTAACGTTACAAGAAACGAATTTACTATTAGCAAAGGTTGCAAACTACCCTTTCAACTCGTTGTTGTTAAGTGTGACAACGAGTTTGAAGTTGTTAGTGAGGAAGAATATTTAAGTTTATCTCGAGATTCTTCAAGAAAAGAAGGAATAGTCGGGAGCTCAGACTAAAAAAGGAATCATTATGAAAAAAGAATGCTGTGGCATTACTATAGATTTAGGTTACGATAATAATTTAACGGAATTTTCAAAAAAGCTCTTAAGAGACTATTACATGCAAGACCACGAGGAGTCTCCTCAAGAAAGCTTTGCACGCGCTGCTGTAGCATTTTCTTTTAATCACATAAATCAAGAACATGATTATTCTTTAGCACAAAGAATATACAACTATGCTGCTAAAGGTTGGTTCATGTTTAGTTCTCCAATTTTGTCAAATGCACCTATGATAGGTAAGAAAGAGTTAGGGCTTCCTATTTCGTGCTTTTTAACATATGTTGATGACTCTTTAGAAGGTCTCATTTCACATTCAGATGAGTTACGATGGATGAGTGTTAAAGGAGGTGGTGTAGGTGGGCACTGGAGTGCGATTAGATCAAATAGCAGTATTTCTCCAGGCCCAGTTCCTTTTCTTAAAACAGTAGATAGTGATATGACTGCTTATCGTCAAGGTAAGACTAGAAAAGGCTCATATGCTGCTTATATGGATGTATCACATCCAGACGTTGTAGAATTTTTAAATATTAGAATGCCTACTGGTGGTGATGTTAATAGAAAATGCTTTAATCTAAATAATGCTATAAACATTACAGATGAATTTATGCAATGCGTTTTAGAAGGTAAAGTGTGGAATTTAGTTGACCCAAATGATAAAACAGTAAGAGATACTATTGATGCTAGAAGTCTCTGGCAAAGAATACTCAAAATAAGGTTTAGAACTGGAGAACCTTACATCAATTTTATTGATGAAGCTAACAGACATTTACCGCAGTTTCAAAAAGAGTTAGGATTAAAAATTCATGGTTCTAATTTATGCAATGAAATACACTTAGCTACTTCAAAAGAAAGAAGTGCTGTTTGTTGTTTAAGCTCGCTAAACCTTGAAAAGTTTGATGAGTGGAAAGATACTTCTATTGTCGAAGACCTTATAGAATACTTAGATAATGTACTCCAGTTTTTTATTGATAATGCACCAAGACATTTAAGTAGAGCAATAAAGTCTGCTAAGCTTGAAAGGTCGCTTGGCTTAGGTGCCATGGGTTTTCACGCATACTTACAATCAAAAAATATTCCGTTTGAATCAGGAATTTCTAAGGCAGCAAATATAAATATATTTACACTTA